ACGTAAGTAAGGAAACAACTAATAGGCAAACCAGAAGCCTTTCCGTTGGGTTCCGGGGCATTGGATAGAACGGGGCTAGCGAACATGAACCAACCTTTTGACGAATAGTCGTATATACGCTGTGCAAGATCGAGGTCACCGCCACAGTAGGCCACACTAGCACGAGCAAAAGCTTCTTGAGGGCTGGTTTCATTTTCAAGCATGTAGTAGTCATGCATGAGCTTAATAGCTTGGTCACTGAGGCGAAAGTCTCTTTCATAATCAATCGTTATCCCAAGATGTGTTGTCATCGAATTGGCTCTCCAGAGTGTCATATTTTTGTTCGATTAAGTCACCGCACCGGTTGACGATATCTTCTGACTTTAGGTCTAGTAGTTCGACCAGTGTCACTTCGTCAACCTGCACCAATTTGTCTTTGAGTTCTTCAAGTGTCAGCATTATGCGGAACCGTCCATTTTACAGCAACTCAAGGAGTTTGTCAATATAATGTCGAGCCTTTTCGACATCTACCCTGCCACCCTTCTCAGGATATCGAGATATGTATTTGATAATATTACCTCTTATGTATCCTTCAAACTGTTCTTCGGACATGATTGCTTCCATGTATTCCCACGGTTGGATAGCCTTTGACGTATAATGCGCTCCACCTACTTGGTGTTCACCGGCTGTCAATTCAGCCTCTTGAAGCATGTGGGTGCAATCAAAGTCTTTAGCCATCTGATTTAAATCGATCATTTCTTACGCTCCTCTTTAGTTTTCTTGTCATGGCATGTCTTACATAGCACTTGTAAGTTGTCCGCTTCACAGAATAGATTTTGTACAAACTTTGGCAGGTCTGAATACTTTGTCAAAGTGCCTGCTGGATTGATATGATCTACGTTCACTTCCGTAGATTTAAAATTCTTTTTGCATGTAGCACACTTGTACACCCAACGAGTACGCTTATCAGTGCCTTTGTACGGACTCTTTGCCGCATCCATCACCTGATAGCGTACCGGGTATTTAGTCCAAGCCCTGCGAAGCGCAGAGCGTATGAAACTAAAGTATCTTGCAGTGGTCCATGTGTTCCCGGCTTTGTTTTTTACTCCTCTTGTCATGCCATTGCTTCTAGTACGGGAGGTGCAAACGCATCGTCCAAGTTGCGTAACATATACAACAGGTGTCCATTCTCAACGGCTCTATCAAAGCCTAGAAGCTCCACACAGACTTCCCACATTTCCTGTTCTGTTTTGCCTGTGAGGAGCTTTTCAGCCTTCTTGTCACCGATGCCTTTGACACCAACGATATTATCAACACGGTCGCCTGTGAGCATTTGCTTATAGAATCTAAACAAACCCTCAGCAGGCTCGATGTTGTACAGTTCCTTGCGAACAAAGTTGTAATGCCACCCGGCCACTTGATCGAGGTCTTTGTCCAGTGAAACAATCACACTAGACTCTCCCAACTCCGTGGCACGAATCGCCAGCATATCATCTGCTTCCATGTCTTTGGACACCGTAGCACCCCAAGACAATTCTAAGTATTCACGAAGCAGGTGATAATGCACTGGCTTATCTGTTTTTGCACGATTGCCCTTGTACGGCACTGTGACAGCCACATCGTTGCGGAAGTTGGTCTTACCAGTGAGATGTAGCTCCCATGTCTGAATCTGCGGCAGGTCTATCATCAACAAGTCTTCCAAGAAGGAGGCCATCGTTCTGATAGCCACCCCTTGTGATTCATTGTTGCAGGCAAACCCGATGCGATAGTTCAGGATGTCAGCGTCGATAAGAGCGTGTTGCATCACAGGATTTCGTCATCGCCGTCGTCAATAACGTCAGCAACAGGCTCGCCTGCGCTTTCGTACTGAACGAGGTCAGTGATGATGAACTTGTTAAGGCTGGCACTGCGGCCTTGCTTGTTCTTCCAAGTCCAGTCATAAAACCCGACCAAGGCGATAGCCTGAGAGCCGTTACCTACAGGTACGTCTTCAAGCACTTCTCCGTTTTCATCGTATGCACGGATGGGGTTGGTAGACTTACAGGTGATAAAATAACCCTTATCGTCTTTTTGATTGACTGTCAGCCCCATAGACTCTAGGGCAGAAACAGCACCATCGGAAAGATTGCACAAGTCAACCTGATAACGATCAGACATCTCGTTCTTACGGTTGAGGTAGGCCCACATTACGTCGGCTTTGATTTTTACACGTTGCGTGTCGTTCATAGTCATTCTCCTTACTGGTGACTAAAGTAATATTATACCACTAATTTAGTGAGTTTCAAACCAATTTTTTCCAATTTTTGATTCGGCATCTACTGGGCATCGAAAGCCCAAGGTAATCCCGGCTTTTTTGGCTGAGTCAACCATGATTGACGCAACCTGTTCACCATATCTCTCCTCTGTCTCAGTTTGAATTTCATCGTGGACAAATGCAACCTGCTTGACCGGGATGCTTTGCCTACGTAGTTCTTTGTGTGCTTCGATACACCACTGCTTGGCAATAATAGCTCCACATCCTTGTAGAAGTGAGTTAAGTGCGGCATGTTCTGAACGCACCAATATCCTTCGACCATCAAGCCCCGGTACATACCCTTTTTCCGCCACTTTCCTAACTTTTTCCATAAGCCTTGATAGCGCAGGGGTGTTACGATAAAAACGATGCAATATTTCTTGCCCTTCTTTCGCACCGCCGCCGACAATACTACCAATCTTTGCTGGGCCTGCCCCGTAGAGAGTTGCATAGATAAGAGTCTTACTCTGTGGTCTTGTAATGCCTGCGGCATCAGCATTCTTCTGATGGATGTCGCCATTTAAAAGCTCCTCTGTCCATTCGTCATCCTGCATGTAATGGGCTAAGCACCTAAGCTCGATCCCGGAAAGGTCCGTCCCGCATAGCACGTTACCATCGTCTACAGTCCACAGAGAACGAATCTGTTCGCCGTACGGTTTGGTCACACTAGGCACTTGTCCCAAATTGGGATTTCGATGAGCCATACGCCCTGTAATTGTCCCTTGTGTTATCACACCACCATGTACACGATGTGTCTTTTCATCGACACGTTTGAGCCATGCGTCGATCATACCGACACGTTTCTGCAACATTAAATACTCCGCAATCAATTGTGCTTGTGGAATGTCAATGTCTTCTAGTGTGCCTTCATCGACGATAGGCTGGCCTTTCTCTGTGTGCTTGGTCGGTGTCCAACCTAAACCCTGTAGACGCTCTGCAATCTGCTTACGTGAAGCGAGATTAAATATCGTCACCTTGTCCTTCAGTTGTTTGCCGGTCTTGTCCGACCAACGCTCCTCAACAATCGGCGGGAATACAGCCTGAACTTCATCTTCAATGCTACCCATTCGATCAGCCATAGTAGCTCGTAGTAACGCACAAGCCTCAACGTCAAGTTTAAACCCGTTCTGCTCCTGTTGGCGACATAACACAGCAATCTCATGTTCCAGTTGAATACTTTGCTCAGAGTTCTTCCAAGCTTTGAAGCCAGCCATGAGGTGCTTGTAGAGCTTCCTAGTGAGCTTAACGTCTTGGATGCAATACTCCTGCATCTCTGGCGTAAGCCCACCGTCAAAGTCTTCAAAGGCAAAAGCAATCTTGTTGTCATCAAGTCTACTACCCCATGCTTTCAAGCTGTGGCCGCCGTCGATGACGGGGTTCAAAAGCCTTGAAAGAATCAAGGTGTCTACCGCTTTCGATTTCGGTATCCCAATGTTCCAAACTTTCCGCAACACTGGTGCGTCGAAACCAATTAAGTTGTGACCGATGATTTGATCGTATGCCTTTACCAGTGGCTCCAAGGTTGATGCTTCTGTATGACATAATACTTCTCCTGTCTCAACATCCTGTGTCACCACAATCCAGATCAAGTTGTGGTTGCTGTTCGTCTCGATATCGAGTATAAGTTGTTTCATCTCTGTGCGCCTGAAAAGTGCATTTACGTGTGTGTCTATCGAATAATAGGATTTGTACGCCTAGTGCTACTTGCCGTGGTGTCCGGGCTTTGCCGTGAGCCACGCAAGTGGTAGATGTTTCGTCCCATTTTGTCTTCACATCGATATAGAACATTTTACCATTCTCATCGACAGCAATCAAGTCAATTGGTCCGTCACATCCACAATTTTTAAACACTTCAAAGCCTTGGTCCCAAAGCCATGTCACCGCATAGTATTCGGCAAGGTCGCCAATACGGTTGTTTGAGAAGTCATTCACAAAGCCTCCTCATCGATCTCTGTCATACGACCAGTCTCAAGGCTATACAGCAATGAGCATGCCTTACCTGTTGTGCCAGAGAATCGATTCTTTAGTACACGTACATATGTCGTATTACGTTCTGTCGTGTCATCGGCTTGTCCATTGCGCTCAAGACCAATCACCATGTCAGATAGCTGTGCTATCGAGCCTGACCCACGTAGCTGTGCCAAAGACGTTGCCGCACCTTCTTCATGGCCTTTACTGTCAGGTCGTTTGAGGTGGGATACGCAGACTAGTGCGATGCCAGTTTCCTGTACCAGCATACGTAGCTTGGTCATGATTTCGTCGATTGCTTTTCGCTCGTCGCCATTAGATTGTGCGCTGACAATAATACTAATATGATCGACAAACACATAATCACATCGAGTAACCTTGGCAAGGTAGCGTACACGATTGACGATATTATCAACATCGCTACTACCGAAATGATCGAACAGATACAAACGATCTGTGCCAAGTGTTTGATTGAAAGCATCATCTTTCTCCTGTTGTGTGGAAACACAGTCTGGTAAGTGTAATGGCTTGTCAGCCGCTAACGACATCAAAGACAATCCAGTCTTTCTTGTACTCTCCTCTAAGAACATCATGCCAATGTTGGACTCTGTGTTCTGTAGGATGTGCCAGATGATTTCTCGTAAGAATTGAGACTTACCTAGACCAGAGCCTGCTGTCACTGTCACCAGTTCTTCCTTG